GTCTAGAATATTTTTTTCAACCGACTTCCAATCATTATATTTGATAGCCGCTTCATAATTTTTCCCTTTGGATATTTCTTCATATATTCCCATCTCTTTTAGTTCTTTAGTTCTTGTTGAACTATTAAATGGAATACACATATAACATGATAAATTGCAATGATTACCAAATATTCTAAGTTTTAATTCAACCTCAGACACTTCTGTTAGCATCTTTCTTTTATTGAATCTTCTTTGTCTTGGTGATTGGTGACCGTTGTCTTCTATACTATAACATTTTTCACACCCTGGTATATGTCTCCCTTCCAGCATTCCATTTCGTATATCTTCCATTTCGTCTGACAAGAAAAATTCAAAGGGAGGTGTTTCGTCTACATTGTATTTTGTTACTTCTGATAGATGATCATAACTATAACAGCACAGTTTATAGTGTCCACTAGAGTTTGAATAAATGTGTGAAAAAGCGGCTGAGCAGTATGATTTATTCATGTTTTACCTATGATCATAAATCGAGTATAGTTCTTAAACTGTAATTCACCGGAGTAATAAACCTCTGATACATTGTACTGCTCGGCCAGTTCCTCAGGTGAATCAACGCAGTTGATGTGTTCCTCAACCTCTTTATAGTCATTGCTTTGAAGAACTACGTATGTGTTTGGTCGACACTTAAGTGGTTGCATGTGTTCACAAGAAGTGTTTATCATAAAATACTTATACTCATACTTTGATGAATCCACCACATCTGGTTTGACCATCGGACAGTCTTTGAAGTATATGTTCTTTGAAATATAGATCGTCTCCTCATCTATATCATGGAGCCTTATTTCACTATCCGGATATAGATCCATCAAGTGAGGAACGAGTATATTACCGTACCAAGAACCTGCAACGTATATTCTTTGAGACGTGATTGGTATATTAGAAAGCTCATCATATAACCACTGTTTACATTTGACTTGTTTTTCGTCAAATGACTGAACTATATCATGAGCTCTGTGAGTGAATTTTTTTATTGCACGAGCAGTGTATTCATCAATCTGAAACTGCATCTTTAATCTTGAATAATATAGAATAGAGTTCATACACACTTTCAGCTTTTCTTAACTGAGATTTAAGAGCTCTATCTTTAAATGATTTGACGAACTCCATCTCAAATGCAGATAGTTTTAATTTAAAAAGAAGTTCTTTATCAGCCTCTTCTTTAAAGGCATCACCGAATAGGTACTCATTTACTTTATCAAACGATGCGTTGTATCCCTTTGCTTCATCTAAGTAAAGGTATCCATCTTCTTCAGCAATCTGTTTGATCACTTCTTTGAATGCTGCAGTACCTTCTCTGTTTCGTTGCTTAGTGTTTTCGTGAAGTTGATCCAAAGAGACGTGATCGAGTAGAGTTTGGTATCGATGAAATTCTGTATCAAAGGGAATCGTTTCTTCAACTACTTTATCACCGTCTAGCCATTCAATATTGATCACGGTTCTATTCACATCAGTGAAGTATGCGTTTTGATATATCCAATTGTCCATGTTATAACCTATGATTGATTGATTCTTAAATAATATGTTGCGATTGTCTGTGGAGAACCAGCAGGAACATCTTGAGCTCGATAGTCATTCGCATTGACGAATCTAGTCCTTCTTACTTGGCTATCAAGTTTCGTATCAGTCATACCAGATCCACGAATCTCACCTGTGCCAGTAGCAGCAATATCATAAGTAATTTGGTATCCTGCTTCATTTGCAACTACATATCTTATGTATTCCTGTAGTATCGTATCGAAATCAGTCTTAGCAAATGTTTGAAAGTTATCACTTGCTGTTAAATTTGCAATTGGTCTTGTATAAGAAGACTCACTACCATCGATCTTCATTAAATAATAGCTTTGAATCGTCGTTGGTTGATCTTGAGTTTCATTCGTAGTATTATAGAGAGCTGCATCCGCTCTTGTATCCTCATAGACTGGATTAGCTGATACTAAAGTATGACCAGCCAGAGTAGTATCAGTATGAATTCTATATGTTCCACCCTGAGTTGTGCCAGTCGATGCTAATGCAAGATCAAGCGCAGCTGGATAAATGAACGTGTCTTTAATATCTTGATCACTCATGACTTGTAATGCAGAACCATTCCAATACATTGGTCTAGTAAATCCAGAAGTAACTGTGGCAGGACTAACTGATGCAATTGTTTGTGCAGTACGAGAAATATTATTAGTCAATGTTGTTGTATTTGGAGGATTAGGATACGATGTAGTACTACTAGAAGTTGTACCGGCAATCAATCGAGTGTCATCGATAGAACCAATGTTTGGACTTACATTGACAGTATCAACGGATAATGTTACTGAAGGATTCAGACTGTACTGATACGATACTTGAGCAACGATCTCATCGATCATTGCAACCGACATCTCCCTTAAGTTTCCACCTACGTAGTACAGTGGTCTACGTGCAGCCATGATTAAGACCCCGGACTATATAATGTTTTAACTGTGCTTCCTGTTGAGTCCAATATTTGAAGAGTTACTTTGGAGCTAAACTTTGATGAAGTGATAGTACTGTTCGTTAACATCGCGTTGGTGATACCCAAAGAAGTCACACCGAATACACCGGTTGAGGAGTCATAGTCTAGACCCTGACCGGATGAGAAGTAAGTTTTAATTTCATTGGAGTCTATACTTCCAGCGAATGAAAGAGTACCGCTGGCAGAGTCATACGATAAAGAAAGAGTACCGGTTGTAGTATCTTGAATATTGAGAGGAGAAGATATTCCTACACCCTCTCTGGCTAAAGCGATGATCTCGTTTGAGTCATCAAATCGAGCAACGATGTCCCTTACGGTGTTGATGGCATCGACTACATTATCATCACCGGTAACGAGCGTAGCAACGTCACCGACATCACCGGAAATAGTATTCGTTTTGGTCACCAGCGTAGTAACTGGATCGGTGAGATTAATCGTTGTGACGGCCATCTGTTACCTCTAGTATCTGCTTTAAAAGAGCCTTGATTTCATGAATGTCTCGCTCCAGGCTATCGACTCTTTCCTTCTCAGCTTGCCAAGCTTTCTTTCTACTCTTGGCCTGCTTTATCTCATTAGTATTTATATTCAGTATCGCTCCAGTAACTTTATCCCTGACTAAAGAAGAGTTACCTTCAACTTCAATGTACTTAGCCATTATGTCACCAACGCGATCGCTCTAAGATCCTTAATCACGGGAATGTATGAGGAGTTAGTTGTATTCAATACAACCTTGACCTGATACTGAGTGAACGGTGCGAGTGTTCCACCGACTCCACCCACTAAGTATTCATACTGCCTGAATATAGTACCATCGTTGTCTGCGGCGAGAGCCGTCTCTTTGTTCACAAGGATCCAGTTCTTATCGTCCAGTACCTCATCCGTAGTACCTATCTTATAGTACACATTGAAGTCTGCATCCGAAGGTCTGTTGGCTCCAAGTAAGATCTTTAATCCTACCGCTTGCTCTTCTAGTACTACGACCGATGTAACGTGTTTAGCAGCACTCGATCCGCCAGTAGGATCAGTTTCATTCACGAATGAGATCGGTACGTTGTATCCAGAAGTCGCCGCAGAATCCTGCTTATCGACGATGTTTTCGAAAGTTGTAAGAGCAAGTCTTTGAAGATCGATGACTGGTGATACTTTAGTATCACTTGTACCAAGATCCAACTTCAACGTGAATGACTTAGTTGAACTTCCGTCTGAGTCTGATGCAAGGATGACCTTAGGAGTCGTCGTTACGTTCAAGTCGTTAAGAGTAATGCTTTCATATGTAGCAGTCTTAGGATTCGATGCCGATGATGTGTTACGATTGTCGGCATAAGACTTACCTGTTCTAGTCAGTACAGAAGCCGAAAGAGATACATCATTAGGTAGTAGAGTCTGCACCGCTGGTACGTATGAGTTGAATATAGCACCCTGTGAAGCGATGACTCCGTTACTTCCGGATCTCAAAGTCGCTGTAGCAGCAAGAGTTGTATTGAACGTGTATCCGGTCCAGTCAACCTTAGTTACAACCTGGTTACCATTGATGGAGTCACCAAGTATACCGGAATAGCTTACGGCTGAGTCTAAGCCGATGATCCTTACTGTATCACCATACTGTAGACCGTGTCCTTCGTTGAATACTCGAACTTCGGTTGATCCTGAATCCATCTGGAACGGATTGTTTTCTAAAAGTCTATTTGGTACACCACCGTTCTCCATGATGATCGTGCCTGAAGTCGAGAAGTCAGCTCGATATAGCTCATACATCAAGTCTCGTGTTTGATCAGGCGTCCATGTCTGAGAGTTTTGAGACATAAACAGCGTACCAAGAGTAGGTTGCTTGTCTATTCGTGACTCAGTAGAACCGATTAAGAATCCATAAGTCTCAGCAACATATACTTGATACTCTGTAGACTCGGCTAAGATAACCACTGCGTACTGACCTGGTTCTAAGTAGACAGGCTCTTCAAACTCAAATATCGTTCCACCGTTTCTGACATCGGTGATGCTAGCAGGACTTGCTACGACCGTTACTTCGCTCGGCGAAAGGAACTTCACTGCTCCAGGAATTGGTACTCCTGTTGGAAGTCCATTCTCCAGAGTTCTGATTTGTACCTGGACTGGAACACCAGTTGTACTCTTAGTCTTGAAGAAGATCTTAACTTTAGTTAAGAAGTATCCGTTTGGATGTTCGAACTGATCGATTCTAAATGACTGTGCTAAAGGATCATGATCGTTACCTCCGTTATCCTGTTGTTCTTGACGGATTCTAACGAGGTCAAGCTGACGAGTCGACTTAATATCCCTTTGACGTGTTTCAAGTACACCAGTTGAGCTAAACACACTTACCGTCTTACTCAAAGCGTTCGCTTCGTTATCCACGGATATATCAAGAAGCTTAACTGGTTGAGTTCCAGTTCTAAACTTCAATGAATCATTACTAGGTACGATGAATGATCCGTTGATGGTACCGTTATCGTCGGATATGAGGTTGGTTGATCCTGAAGGATGAGATGTAGTATTCGTGTAAGTGTTACCAACGTCTCCGTCAGTTATACTGAACCGATAGAATGAATCTTCCTGTCTAGTGTAGTTACTGATGTTTGTTCCACCAAAGAACGGGAAGAACTGAGAGTTTGGTCTCAATCCTTGTGCTCTGAAGAATACTTTAATCGATCTCATGAAAGGAATGATCTGAATATCAAGTACTCTTTCGCCTACCAGTTCTCTAATTACTCTACTACCAGTGATTACGTTGACCGTGTCTCCAGATGGTCGACCGAACCAAGAGCTTCGCCAAGCATTTAGTGATCTTGTAGTAGTTCGCGTACCCACACGGCGAGTTACTGTACCACCGCTGATGATGTTATCCGGTGCCCATTGAGTCTCCACCCATGTGTCTGAAGCTGGAGATAAATCCAGGTGACCCTGCTGAGTGATCACGGCGAATGGGTTAACGTTCAACGCTTCGGTGGCGAGGTTTTGATTCATCACCGAGACATGAGAATCAATCGGAAGAAGTGCCAAGTCTCCATGTCTCATGTTCGCTGTAGTCTGAGCTGAATCATACCTTAAACGAATGTTGTTGGCATAGATCGTAGGAGTCAATACTCTATCAGTAGGATCGATTGATGCTCTGTACTCATCTCGATCAATGTCTGAGAAAGCGTAGTTAGAGAATCCATCCGCAATGAATCCAGCCTTAGTCCTTGCGTTACCGGCTGAGTCATACACAGCGAAAGTCGAAGTATTTGTTTCAAGCAGACTCAATGTGGTTAACTCTTTCAAGTCATCTATTCTCTTCTCCAACCTAGCGATGTCTTTCATCGTGAATCTACGGTTGTCATAGAAAGAGGTGGTTAAGTCTGAGTCACCTAGCGTGTAAGCGTTCAAGGATATATCATACAGAGGAATTGAGTTCGTAGGAATATCTGGGAACTGAGGATCAAAGGATGATACACCCTGTACAAGTTGAATGGAACCCTTAGCGATCCTTCCATCTTTCGAGTTCACGACGCTGGCTACAAGTCTATCCTTCCGTGGTTGGTAGTGTGTAGCGCTGTAGCTGATTGTATCAGTGACCTTAGGTAGAGCGTGTACGCTCTTTAGGTTATCATACTCTCCGTATGAGTCCTTAAATGATCTGAAGTCAAGTACATCTCTCAAAGAGACGTTCTCACCGTTGTTCTTACGATGGCTCGGTACGTTTTCGTAACTGACTTCGTTTTGATAAGACTTAATCGATACGAAGTCTCTTAATACGTCTCTATCGAACCAGTTGAACTGGACGTATATGTCTCCGTTTGGAATTGCTGTACCAGACTTAGGAATAATTCTTCCCCAGTCGTAGAAGTTATCACGCTGTCCGTTATCGAAAGTGAAATTGAGAGATAAGTCATCACCAGTTGAATCAACCGTCTTGATTGATGTAACCTTTTGAACGTGTGATCTCTCTAAACTGATGTATCGCAGACCGTTTCCGTCTGAGTCAGCAGAGTCAGGCCACCTCTTAGTGACGTAGGATCCAGTCCTCAATTTAAGATCCGTTTCACGAGGATTCGTTAAAGCAACGTATGCATAAACATCATACGCCGTGTTAGCGGTCAATCCAGTGAAGTCTGCATCAGCACCACTCAATGTGATTTGATCTCCTGGAGCAGCAACAAATGCACCAGAATCCGTAGCAAGTAACCAGTCACCCTTATCGGTAAAAGTACCTGCTACTCGTCCATCGTCAGTCACACTGATCTGCGCTGTCGTGTCTGCAGCACCAGTACTGAACCTATACCTTCTCTGTACTGTTAAAGAGTTAACGTCCACACTCGCAAAAGTCGGGTTTGGTTGAAGAAGTGGGAACAGCAGTGAGTTGTCTGTAGTATTCTTCAGTACAGCGATTCCGTCTTCAAGAACGAGGTTAGCAAAGTTATTGGTAGCCTTTCCTATTGACCTAACATCGGAGAACCTTTGACCGGTGTCCATCTTAACATCGAAGAGGTAGTACTTATAGTTGAAACCAGAGTGTTCTTCGATCGAACGGATCCTGGCTGTACCAATGTTTGTTCCACCGTATTGAGAATCGTCATTCAGGTCTACTAACTCGTAAGTTGAAGAGTCTGTGGCACCAGTTGTGATACCGTAGTTAGGAAGACCCTTGTTGTCGGATCCGTCTGCGATAATGTAGTTACCAAACTTAGCAAGGAGGAGGGAAGATGAATCATCTAAAGTCTCTTGAGCTTTAGGCAGAGTAATCTCACTCTGAGGAATATCCAATCTATAACCGTCGACGTATGCTATACCGGCAGAAGCGTTTATTTGTAAGTTTGAATCATTTAAATCTTCGATCTGGATCTTAAAAGGTTTGACTACGTAGTCACCAGACTCCTCTTTAGTTCGAAGAGCCATGAAGTCGGCGATGGTCTTGTATGCATCTTCAGTTCCTGAAACATCTACAATCTTACCGCTTTGAATCTTGGTTAAGTAGACGAAGTTATCCGTTGAAACTGTATTGGACTTCTTAGTAAGAACCAATCTTATACGATATCGATCAGCGCCAGGAGCAGCAATGTTTGGTACAGCACCCTGGTTATCATACAGCGCATCATTGTCATCTGCTGTAATGACGTCTTCAATGATCTTGAATCCAACTATTTCTGAAACTGTATTCGAGTAACGATCCAGCGTTATGGTCTGCTTTTCAACGAATACGAAGTGACCTCGAATGAAGTAGTCACCGTTGTCGACAGAAAGTCTAGATCCAACACCGGAAACTGGATCAGCTGTTGCTTCAACCTTAATGTCATCGATACCTATATTCGTAAGAGTAGCATCAGGTTGGATTCGAATCGGAGCGGATCCTGCTGTGGCCGCTGAAGTGGAGGTGTATCTAACGATAAGCGTACATGGTAAGTATCCAGCTGAGCCAAAGGTTCCACTTGAATTTAGCACTTCAAGCACTCTGATCTTTACTGCGGGAGACGATTGAGTTAACTCGAGTCCTACGATTGTACTAGCATTATCTTGAACATACTCTTTGGATGACTCTGCAACTTTAACGAACTCAACTTTATTATCTAGAGTAACGTTACCCGCTCTTACGGCTCCACCTTCCTTAAAGATATTCGAACCAAACCTTTGAATCTCACTCTGGATGATCGTCTGCATCTGAGTAAGCTCACGAGCTTGAAGAGCTCGACCAGAGTTGAACAGAATGCGATAGTACTGATCACTATCCTTATAGTCATCCTTATATGTTGTTGCAAAGGTCGTAGTGGTTAAAGTTGTCGCCATGATTTGCTAGCCTTAAACTTGTACAATTATTTTGATATCTTCGGTCTGAGCAGTCGATCGAATAATTCTTGCTCTATTCTCAATGTATAGTACCTCACCTGAATGAGCATCAACTATACTCTTGTTGTCAGCAACATTGATCGTTCCACTGACCGCATCACTATCTATCACTGTGTCTCCGTCCTCGAATGGAGTGAAGCCTGTGTTCTCGTTCTGTACGTAGTATACTCTTGTACTGTCCACATCAACGACATAAGCAGCTTTGCTTGTACCATCAACGAATATTCTATTATCAACCGAGTATGCTGTTGCGCCAGTCATGGTCAGGTACCTTAGAGCTTTACCGGAAGTCTCTGTAAACTGAGCTGCACTGTCGGAGATCAACGGGTCTTTAATCAACATAATCTGTCTGAAGTCATTATCGACTACGAATGTTCCACCCTCTTCACCTGAAGGTTTAGTGTTAAACATCACTGCGTTAGCTTTCAATTCGTTTCGAGGATCAGCGCCGATTCCACCAACTGGGCCAATGATTGGCTGAAGAACAGCATTACCGCTAATATAAGCTGAGGCGTAGTCATAACCGCTTCCGTAACCAGCACTTTCGTTGATCATCTCTACTCTAGCAACCGCACCACCGGAGATCTTGGCTTTAGCTAAAGCACCACTTCCGTTTCCACTGAATGTGACTGTAGCGGAATCACCAACATATCCTGATCCACTACTTACGATTCTAACACCTATGATCTGTCCTGCGATTGCGTTATCTTGTATATCTTTCTGTTGCTGCTGGAATGTATCACCACCGGTACCGGCTTTCTCGATAGGGATGTATCCAGCCGAGAGGAAGCTCGCGGCTTTAGTAGCAGACAGAGCGTAGAGGAACTTCCAAACGTATCCGTCCGATGTTCTAAAAGCTAACCTTTGGTTTGAGTAAGCCGGCTTCACAGTTGAAGGTTGAGCTTGACCGTTAGCGTTTCTTGACTGTTGAAGACAGATAAACACTTCGTTGTCTTCTGTCATGATGTAGTATGAGTTAGTAGGAATACCTACGGATGTATCGGTGAAACCTGAATACGTCGTACCAGATGTCCAGTTGTATCTTGGAATAACGAATGAAGCTGCAGAAACCTTCTTAACGGACTGAAGGTTGTTTCTTGCTTCACGCTGCTCACGAAGAGTACGTACCGGATTGACAAGCGTATCATCACTTGGATAAGTATCAGACTTACCGATTCCAATGTAGTATTGATTCGAATCGGTTCCGTCATTTACTTCAGCGAGAAAGCAATCCGCTAAATTTTTTCTCATGTTGTCAGTTAAGATAGCCGTCATTTGTATTTCCTATTAAGAGATTGTTGCTCCGTAGCTACTTTGTACACGCCAGTCGGATCCGTCCCATATAAGAGTCACGGTATCATCAGCTCCGAGCGCTATGCTTGTAATTGAACCTATGTTTGAAGAAGTGGGGTTGATGGTAATATCATGAGTTCCACGAGTAATTACAACCATCTCTCCAGTTCTTGACCCGTCAGCAATACTTACTGTTGAAGCTGCCGTGCTGTAGTAGTGAGATTTTGAGGGTGTAAGAGTACCAGACGTAGGAATGATCGCCGATGTTAGACTGATGTGGTTGACATCAACGACTCCTGTTCCCTTAGCAGCTAAAGTCAAGTTTATGTTTGTGTCAGTCCCCGTAGCACTGATCGAAGGTCCTGATCCAGTCGCAGCATTGACAAGAGTAATCTCATTGACGGCTGAACTCGTCGCAGTTACCTTAATTAATTCGTTTCCATTGGTGTCATTGATGGAAGTTCCAAACTTTCCTGTATTAATAGTAGGAGAAGTTAGAGTCTTATTCGTAAGAGTCTGAGTAGCAGTATCGATAACGATGTTACCGGACGCATCAGGTAACAGCACTGTTCTATTTGCTGTGGGAACGGGATACGCACTCAATAAGTACTGATACGAGCCTAGATCGATCGTTACACCAGTACTAGTAATATTGACGTAGGGTGACAACGTATCGCTGTCGCCACCCAGCATCTGATAGACTTCAACGAGTGTCTCATTGATCTTCTGTGCAGCTTGACGGAGAGTATCTCCAGTTCCGTCGTTCGCGGCCGATCCTATTGCAATGTTTTGACGTGCCATTTTACACCCTTAAAAAATATATTTTTATTTATATCGCTGAGTCGGATAGATAACGAGTAAACATGGTATTATCCATAGTTTCAACAGCCAACGATATGTCAGGACCGACATTATTAACTGCACTATCATCGAACTTGAAGGAGTTCGGAGTAATGATCTGTGCGATATCGTCGTATATTCCAGCCAACTCTTCGGAAGTAAGATCCTGGTAGACACTGATTGTTTGATCCAGTCCGACTCTGAAGTCTTGACCAGACGAGTCGATGATTGCAGTAAGTTGAACGAATGGAGCAATACCAGTTACTGATGCAATTCCACTTGTTCTTGGACCACTTGCGATTGAACCTCTAATCTCATCCGAATCGACACCGGAGTATGCTGAGTCCAACGCATCACCGACTCCTTCCAGGAAGACTTCACCTTCGAAGTACCATCCAGCTGGATGTACGAACTTCTTGTATAGAGTCTCATACTCGCTTGTCGATAGACCGCTCTTGATTAGAATCGAGAATATTTGATACCTTCGGTTGTCTTGAATAAACTTCAGCGAGTCGAATCCAATTTGATGAGACAGAAAGTTGTTCTCAGCATCATTGATGTGAAGCATATTGTTCTTAGGATACTCGATCGTAACCTCTTGGTTATAGAATCCTCTAAAGAACCCTTCAGCAGATACGACCGAACCCTTGACTCGATAAAATTCAGCGAGGAGCTTGGACATAAGTCTAGG